CCGGCTTTGCCCTGGGGGCGGGGCCGGGAGAGGCTCCCCGCCATAAAGCCGCCCACGTCCTTGAGGTCATCCTGCTGGGCCTTTTTCATATTCAGATATTCGGCAAGGGGCTCTGTTCCCCTGGCCGGGGTCTGGAGCCGGGCCCACAGCTCAGAAATGAGCATGGTCTGTGGCGTCCAGTTCATGGCCCGCCGGTTGTTTCCGGCGGAAATTGTTACTTTGCGGTCGTATTGCATGGCGGATGTGCTCCTTTTCCTGTTTACGGCATCCTCACGGCCCGGTCATCCCAGTATTCAGTGGCCCCCACCTTTCGGGGCTGGGTGCCAAAGGCCTCAATCCAGTCTGGCAGGCTTTCATTGATGGCGTCAAAGGTGAGGCCCCAGCTTTCACAGGCGGCCACGGCGGCCTGGAGCAGCGTGCCCTCCCGGCAGGTCCAGAGGATGAGCCCCGCCCCGGAGGCCTGCCGCTCCTTGGCCTTGGCAATCACGGCCCAATTAGGGGCTCCGATGCTGGGGTATGCGTTCACACACAGGCAGCCGTCAAAGTCAACGGCAATGGCGTCTCTCATCGAAAGCACCTCCCGGTCTTTTTGTCACGGAGCTCAATGCGGGCCAGCAGCTCAAAGCCGCTTTCCGCAATGATGTACTTGAGGACTTTGATGAGGAAATTGACCTTTGCATCCAGCTCCGCCTCCTCTCGGATAATGGGCTTTAATGCGTGGTAGGCCGTGGGGTCCGGGCATCCGCTGGCGTTGAGAAAAGGGTTTTTGTTGTCAGGCATTGCGGGCCTCCTTTGCAGCTCTCTGGGCCCACTTCACGCCGGGGTCCTTGTCGGTCAACACCCGCCCGCTGGCACACTTGACGCATTTGATGCGCCAGTGTCCGGCGTGGCGTTCAAAGTGGCCATAGCCGGGCGGGGTCCAGGCTCCGCAGCAGTAGCAGGTGCCAGGGTATTTGTTTCTTGCCATTTGGGTCACCTCTTTGCGATTTCTTCAAAAACAATGGTCTTGGGCAGGATGCCCTTGCACACGTAAACGCTGCTGAATGGCGGGTTTATGGAGGGGGCGGGGTCCTCATAGCTTTTGAAATAAGCCACCCGGCGGTTGAAATACATGATTTCAAAGTCATGCTCTCTGAACATCTCAAACCGGCGCTGGCTTTCAAAGAGGCCCACCACCCCCACCAGCATGGCAAAGGGCTTGTCCAGGTCAAAAAGCCGCTCCAGCACCTCTCCCTTGAGGGAATAGGGCGGGTTACTGATTATGTAGTCACAGGGCGGGGGCATCGTGGTAAAGAAGTCCTGGCCGGTGGAGAGGTGCGTGGCGGTTACCTGATAGCCAAACAAGCGGAAAATCCGCACGAAAAGGCTTTCCTCTGTGTCAAACGGACACCATACAGAGACGTGCCGGTCTGAGTAAGGGGGGGGGGAGATGTCGGAGCAGAGGGGTGATTGCATAGGCCGGGGTGTAAAACTCATCATTTTTGCTGTTGGCCACCTCTGCCACCTTAAAGCCGCTCACCGCTGGCCCCTCCGGCAGCGTCCAGCGTTCTCATTGGGTTGCCAGTCCTCCACTACGATGACCGGCTCACCGGGGGCCTTGTCACAGATAAAGTCCCCCTCTCCGATGTAGACACAGTTGTCACACATTCCGGGGTCACACATCCTGGGCTTGTCCTGGCGCTGGTATTTCTTGCGCTTTTTCATGGAGCAGCCCTCCCGTTGACGGGCATAGATGGCAAAGCCGCAATCTCACCGGCACAGGCCGCATAGCCCGCCAGGTCCACAAAGCTGTCCGCTTTGTCCCCGCCCTTGATGCGGGCCACCTTGAGTAGCGCCATCATCATGGCCACGTCTTTGGACGTGAACGGCGTGCCCATGTACACCTCCCAGAGCTTGGCGATGAGGGCGAAGCTGTTTTCCGGGGTGCCATAGTCTTGCTCCCGTTCGCCGCACACGCAGACACGGGCGGCCTCCAAAATCTCAGCTCTTTTCATTTTCCACGCCTCCAGTCCTTTGCGGGCAGCTTGATGTCATCGAACACCACGGGGATGAGCTCCTGCATCCGGCAAAGCAGCGGGATGGCCACCTCACGCATCTGGGGGTGAGCCGCCGGAGCCGTCCGCAGCGTGAAAAAGTGCCGCCACTCCCGGAGGTTGGCGGTCATCACCACCTCCGTCTTGAGGCTGTTGGGCAGGACGGCACGGGCCTCTTGCGGGGAGCAGCCCCACTCCAGCAGTGAGAAATAGGCGCTTTCCGCCGTTTCACAGGCTCCACGCCAGCAGGCAAAGGCCCTGGTGCCCGCCTCCAAGTAGTGGGGCTTGATGACGGTGATTTCACCGCCAAAACCGTCCTTGGAATAGTTGCAGTAGCGGGTGCTCTCCTGGCAGTAGGCCGCCAGCCGGTGCCGGACAATCTCATGGGAAACGCCCCGGTCCACCACAAATTTGACGGTGACACTGGCGTGCTCCAGCACCGCCTCATGGCCTCGCTGGATGATGTTGCCCACAAAGGCCTGAGCAGAAGTTTCCGTGATTTTGTCCTCCGATTTGTAGCACACTCGGCCACACCGCTCAATGTCATGCAAGATGGCTCGACCATCCACAAGGCTGAGGATTTCAAAGTCCGGGGAAATGATTTTCATTGTTTTTCCTCCTCTTTCTTAAAGCGTTCTTCAAGGTCAAAGATGCTGTTTCTGGATGTGAATTTAATGGGCGATATGGCTTGGAGCTTTCGCAGTTCTTCCCATAGTTCTGGATAATTCCTCCAAAGGTCCCGCATTTCATCAAGGCGGGCATTGTGGCAAAACCAGCAGCCACTCCTTTTTTGGGTTTTGTATATGGGAGAAAGTAGGTAGTGCTCTTGGCACATTTTGAAAGCCATTTCCTCCGTGATGCCGAAGTCCGCAAGCGGGGCGGAGGCGTTGTCAGTTTTCAAAATCCGTTCAAGGCGGGCGGGTTCGTCCGCCGCAATGCCCACATACTCATGCACCGTATCAGGCAGGCCCCTCTCATAATCCCGTAACGGTTTCATCTTTAGTTCGCTGTTGCACCACGGGCCAAGTCGCAACGGAAAGCCCCTTGGCTCCCCAATGTGCTTGCCCCTTGTGTTCGGTCTGACAAGTCGCTCTTTATAGTTGGTCTTTGCCCTCAGCACCGTCACCTTGAGGCCGTACACCAGCTCCAAGATGGGGATGGCTTTATCGTGAATGAAAGCGGCGTGCTCTGGATATTCGCCGCTGGTGGTGTCATCAAACATGACTTCACGGTATATCACCTCATCCAGCGGTAAGCCGTGCTCAATAATGGTGAGTATCATGGCCAGGCTGTCCTTGCCGAAAGAGCACGATGCAATGTATTTCATGGATGCCTCCCCTGCCCCACCACCGCTGCTGGCGGGGGGGGGGGCTTGTTCAATCAGTCTTTTCTAAAGAATTGCCCCACCCAGCCGTCTGCATTGAGGGGTAGGTCCGGGGCCCAAGTGATGGGCCGCCGCATAATGTCCACTACTGTCTGGAGCATGGTGTCCTCATCTGTCCAAGGTGCCACGTCAATGACCACCTCATCATGAACATGGAACACCACCGGCAGCCCAGCGGCCTCCAGGCGTTCAATGGCATCCGCCAGACAGTCACGGGCGATGGCCTGGACGCAGTTCTCCACCAGTTTGCCGCCATAGGTTTCAATGCGTTTCCAGCGTTTGGTCTTTTGGTCCATACCCATGTAGGAAATGGAGGGCTTGCCCCACTCATTCTCACCGATGCCGGGGCTGGTATAGTAGAGCTTGCGCCCGGAGGGGAGGGTGATGGTGAGGCAATCTGTCCCTTGGTTGTAGTCGTATTCATGGGACAGGATGAGCCCGTTGAGCCCCACGGAGCCGCCCTGGGTGATGACCTGCACGGCGGCGTTGTCCATGGAATACCACAGGTCACGGATGCGCTTGTTGGCCTCCCGCCAGCGGCCCACGATGTCCGGCAGGTCCTCCTCTGGGATGCCCATGTCCAAGGCTCCCATATTGATGAGGGCCCCGGTGCTGCCCTGATAGCCCAGGGCCAGCTCCGCCACTTTGCCTTTTTGCCGCAGGGAATACTCAGGATTTCCCTTTTTGATGCGTTCAAGAGGGACGCCGAACATTTGAGAGGCGCTGGCCTCATAGATTTTGCCGTGGGTGCGGAACACCTCCAGCCGCCATTGCTCACCGGCCAGCCAAGAGATGACACGGGCCTCAATGGCCGAAAAATCGGCGTCAATCAGGACGTGGCCCTCCGGGGCAACAAAAGTGGTGCGGATGAGCTGACTGAGGGTGTCAGGCACGGAGCCATAGACCGCTTTGAGGGCCTTGAGGTTTCGCTGGCGTACAAGGTCACGGGCCAGGGCCAGGGGCTCCGTGTAGGTGCGGGGTAGGTTTTGGACCTGCACCAGCCGCCCGGCCCAGCGCCCGGTGCGGTTGGCTCCATAGAATTGGAGCAGCCCACGGACCCGCCCATCCGGGCACACAGCGGCCTCTATGGCGTCATATTTCTTGGTGGAGGTCTTGCCCAGCTCCTGCCGGATTTCAAGCATACGGGTCACCTGGGGGCTGTTGCTGTCCTTTTTCAGCAGGCGGGTCACAGTGTCCTTGCGCAAGTCCCCCAGTTCCTCCCCAGTTTCCTCTTGGAGCCATTTGGTGAGCTGGGCCACGCTGTTGGGGTTATTGAGCCCGGAAAGCTGCATTGCCTCTGATATGAGGGTTTGGCGCACGGTGTCCCCCAAGTAGAGGGCCCCGGTCACCATATCCATATCCACGGCCACGCCACGGGCGTTGATGATGAGGTCCGTTTCCCATTGCTTTTGCACCCAGTCAGGGACAGGGTAGGACACCAGCCGCCGGGCAATCTCCATTTCTGTGACCACATCCTGGCGGTTGTACTCCTTAAAAAGCTCCCACTTGGCAGGGTCATGCTGGGGCAGGTTGCGGGTACGTCCACCGTTGGCCTTAGAGGGGGCGCAGGGCGTACAGAAATAACGGATGAGGGCCTTGCCGATGTTCAGCTTGCGCTTGTCCTCCGGCAGCCCCAGGGCCCGCCCAGTGGCCTCCAGGCCCGCCGTATAGCCGCAGTAAAGGCCTTGGAACATAGTGCACCGCCACTGGTCCGGCGGTAGCCAGCCAAGGAATTTTGACAGACAGCCCCACTCAAAAGGGGCGTTGTAGGCGTGCTTGATAAACTCCGGGCTGGTGATGGCTTGGACCAGCCACGGGGGCAGATGCGCCCCCGTGGTCAGGTCTATCACCTCAACAGGTGCACCATCCAGGCTGTACGCAAAGAGCAGGATTTCAAAATCCGGGCTGGATATGTACTTTTGAGCCCCGGCCTTTTTGATGGGGACGCTGGAAAATGTTTCAAGGTCAATGCTCAGATGGTGCATGACTTCCTCCTGTTACATGGGCAGGCCGGTGATGGGGTTGACGCCGCTGGCGGTGCCCCAGGGCGGCGTGGTGGCGGCAGGGCCGGGAGCGGGAGGCTGATAGGCCGGAGCTGCCGGGGCGGCGGGGTTGACGCCGTAAGCGGGGCCCGTGGGGGCCGCAGGGTTGGCACCATAGGCGGGCGCAGCGGCAGGGGCAGCACCCACACCGGCGAAGTCCACGGAGGCGGAGGCACCGCCCGCCAGGGCCTCACCGTCACGGGTTTTCATGACATTGCCCAGGCCGCAGCCGATGCCCTTATTGCCGCTGTTGGAGTAGCCGAAAAAGCGGATGGTGACACGGGCATACATCCCGCTGTAAATGTCAGAGGGGGCCAG